AGATGCGCAAGAAGGAAAGGACGATCGAACTACCGGCGGTTGAAGATCCAGACAGGCGCAAGCGATTAGAGAAAAACACTGAGAAATGGCTGTTGCATTATATGCCTAACGCGTTTCCGTTCCCATTTTCAGACGGCCATAAGGAACTTATAGCAAATGTAATCACGGCGGCAAAGACAGGTCAGGGAGTTGTAACGGCACAGCCGCGGGGTGACGGGAAAACTACCTGCCTGCGTGGATGCTCTATGTTTCTGGTTGTTAAAAAAATAGTCAGGTTCCCAGTTTTGGTCGGCTGGAAGCACTCAGATGCGAAGAGCGGCTTTAAAGCATGGCTGAATATATTGTGTGACTCCAAAGAATTTGCGGCGGACTACCCTGAATATTGCGCTCCGTTTATTCACTCCACACACGCGACGGCCTTGAAAAATTTATGTTGGGGTGAAAGCGGCGGGGAGTTTGCCGGGGAGAAGATCGGGGCAAGCGTTGATAGTGAGGTTAAGATTATCACATTCCCGAACTCAATCGGGGCAATTGCCGCAAGATCAGCGCAAGGCGACGCGAAAGGCCTAAATGTAATACTCAAAGACGGTACTGTATTAAGGCCGGACTTCATGATTTTCGATGATGTGCAAGACCCGAAGCGGGCGCATAAATCCGAGGCAGTGAAAGAGACTGTTGATATAATCGAGAATGTTTTTATGGGAATGGGCGGCCGGCGGAAACGGCTTGTATCTGCAATGGCCTGTACGATAGAGGCCGAGCATGATGTATCATGTTATTTTTTAAATAAGCGGGACTGGAAGTCAACCATTGTCAGCCGCGTTAAGGTATGGCCGGATGGATCGAGCGGCGGAACATGGGATAGCGAAAAGGATTGCAAGACCCGCCGGTATTGGGATGACTGGCGGGAATTACTGGTTGACGAGGGCAAAGAAAAGGCCGCTGAGTTTTTCAAGGCAAACCGAAAAATGATGACAGGCAAAATGCAGACTTCATGGAAACACGGATTTGATCCCGATAAAGATGTGTGTGATATCGACGCGGCCATGAGTGAGTGGTACAAGCTTGGCGAGGATGTATTCAGCAGGGCGCAACAGAACAATCCTATTACCCGCGGCGTTGACGTTTACACTTTGACACCGGAAATAGTAATGAGCCGTGTGCTGGAACGCAAGCCGTACGAGCTACCCGAATGGACGCAGTTTGTTATCGCGGCAACCGATATCAACCCTGCCTATGCTCTAACTTCAGGCGTTGTGGCATTCGGCAAAGATCAAAGCGCGGCGGTTACATGGTACGGAAAATTTGAAAAGGCCCCGTTGCCGATAAGCAAGAATCTAAGCGAGGCCCAATACCATATAGCGGTCTATGAGGCGTTGGTAAGGCATGGCAGAGAGATTGCTGCAAATCCATGTAAGCCTAAGTACTGGATAATTGATGCAGGCGGCGCACAGTCAAAGCCGGTTAAAAAACTGGCAGAGGTTTCTCTCGATCTGTTGGGCCTAAATGTTATTGTGAGTTATGGCAGAGCGGGAAAAGCATTTAAGCAATCACTGAGCAAAAAAACAAAGTCAGGTGAAGAGTGGTTCGAGGGCCGGGAACGCCGCGAAAAATGGCTGATATGGAATACTGACTACTGGCGGGAAGTTGCCCAAAGGTCGTTTACTTGCGAGACAGGCTCCCCCGGCGGCACTACAATTTTCAAAAGCCACTCACACAGAGAATTTGCCGAGCATATCTGCCGTAAAAAACTAGAGGCCAAAGGAATGATAGGCTCTCAGATGATGTGGAGCTGGCGGGTAGATCCAGGCAAAGACGATTTTGCGGATATGCTGAACATGGCCTTTGTCGGGGCATCGTATATCGGCAACATTGGCACGGCTGGGCTTGAGATTAAAAAGCCAACTCGCAGAATTATGACACAGGCGCAACTAAGGAGATGATATGCAGGGAGAAAACCGCCGTAAATGGCCTAGTGAATTTATAAAAAAGGGCGCGGATAAAATCGGAATAGCTTGCCCTAAATGTGGCTGTAAGGATTTGCGGGTTACGAACTCACTGCCAAGCGCGAACGGATCACGCCGCCGCCGTAGGGTTTGCAGAAATTGCGGTCGCGTTTTTTATACAAACGAGAGCATTTAATTTCAAACAATAAACCGCGCAACACAAAGCGCGGTTTTTTCGTGCCTGAATGTTAGGCAACACAACAATAATTATACATATATAACAAAGTTAGCCTAAACTAACATTTATCCTTTACAGGCGCAAAAAATAGTGTCATAAGTTGTTCAAAAGGGGAACTTATGGCCGACTCTGACGATATTGACACCACAATTGACACGCTTTTAGACAATCCAAGCTCTGTCACCTCTCAATCAGGCAGTGTTACAAACTTACGCATTCCCGACGTAATTGCCGCAGATAAACATATAGCGCAGAAATCACTCAAAGCTTCGCCATTTGCCGCACTTCACAGGGCAACCTTAAGGGGGCCGTCGCATTATGGCACGTAAAACCTATACACAGCCTGCTAAATCAAAGCCTATTCCCCGCAAAGTTGTTAAGGCAGGCGATTTAAACGGGCGCACAATCAGGGGCCGGTACGATGCCGCCAGCAAGACCAATGAAAATGCTAATCTATGGAGCAATACCGATTCACTGAGCGCGGCGCAGGCCAACAGTCCCAGCGTTCGAAAGATTATCAGGGATCGCGCCCGCTACGAAGTCGCAAATAACAGTTACGCGGCCGGAATCGTTAAAACGCTTGCAAATGATGTTATCGGGCCGAAAATTCAGATACAGCTTGGAAACAGCCCGGATCAGCAACAGGCCGAACTTGATTTTTCCGCATGGGCAAAGGCTACCGGGTTATTTGCAAAACTCCGTACAATGCGCAAGGCCAAAACGACAGACGGCGAATCTTTCGCACAGATGTTTACTAATCCATTCATTGAAAATGATATTAAACTGGATATTCTGTTACTCGAATGCGACATGATAGAGGGTTATTTCCTATCAAAAGACAGCGAGATTGACGGCATAAAATTCGACCGTTTCAACAATCCAATTTCCTACAGAGTTTTGACAAGTCACCCAGGCGATTATCGCAACCTTAAATCATTAAAGACCGCCGGAACATGGATTAAGCGCAAATTCATATTACACTACTTTGACTCAGACAGGCCGGGACAGGTACGGGGGGTTTCTGAAATTGTGGCACCTCTAAGCCTTTTCGGGCAGGTCAGACAATACACGGCCGCCGTCGTCACGACCGCAACACGCGCCGCAGAGATAAGCGGAATCATTAAAACCAATTTACTACCAGATGGAGAAGCCGCTGTTGCATTTGACGAGCCAGCGGTAACAATTGATATCGGCCGCAATGAATTAATCAGCATACCAGACGGCTGGGACATGGCGCAATTCAAAGCCGAACAACCGACCGACACATACAAAGAATTTAAGGCCGAAATAATTAACGAGGCCGCACGGTGTTTGAACATGCCCGCAAATGTCGCAATGGGCAATTCATCGGGCTACAACTATGCCAGCGGGCGTTTGGATTTTCAGACCTATGACCGGAGCATAGATGTTGACCGGGACGGCTTAGAACGTGATGTTTTAGATCGGATTTACCGAGCGTGGCTAGAAGAGTATGCACAATTCAAAGCCTTAAACCGAACCATTGAAGTATCGCTGTTATCCCCGCTCTGGTTTTACTCAGGCCGTGGACACGTGGACCCGAAGAAGGAAGCAGACGCGGACAACAGTAGATTAAATAACGGCACTTTGACAAAAGGCGATTACTGGGCCGAACAGGGCCAGGACGCACAGCGCAAAGAGGAACAGCGAATTGAAGAAATGATAATCGGTGAGGTGATGTGGAATAAAGCGCGTGAAAAAGCGGAACTTGACCCTGCGCCTTATCCGTACACATCAGCAATTGAAACAACTCAAGTAGTAGAGGTGATTGACAATGAGTGACAAAGATAAAAAGCATGATGAAAAAATGATAACCATGACAGGCGATTGCTCAATTAAGGCCGCCGCTGTTGTCGAGGGTGAAGAGACTAAACTGCCAAGCGTTAAAATGGAAGTTTACAACGGCGGAAAAATTAACGTTGGATATTGGGGCGCGGTTGCGGTTGACCTTAAAGGCATGACGGCCAATGACGCAACCCCGATTTTATACGCTCATGATTCTTACAGCATTGACGGCGTTTTAGGCCAGACGGACAGCGTGGTTATTGGTGACAGTATCACGGCGACCGGCTCAATCATGGGAAGTTCGGAAACTACCGAAAAAGTCAAGGGCCTTGCAAAGAACGGATATAAGTTTCAAGTCAGCATGGGCGCGTCTCCTATTAAGACCAGAGATATACCGGATGCGGAAAGTGTAGATGTAAACGGGCAGACTTTAGAGGGGCCGTTTACTCTCATAGTCGAAAGCAAACTTTCAGAAATTTCAATTCTACCGCTTGGAGCGGATGACACAACGAGCGCGGA